CGTGATGAGGATGCTGATTTCCTAAAACGCAACTCTGTGTATCACGCAAAACTACAGTATGAATTGGGAGCATTGCAAGAAGATTCGATTTTTAAGAGTCTACACGCACATCTGCAGTCTGCGTATTTGTCGGAAAATGAGATTTGTATGGCCACCATTGAATCAGCTCTGGTGGAGTGGTTCGTACACGGGGAGGAAGTGTATGAACGGAGGAGGAAACAATTGTACGAGATTGCACGTGAGTGCGATATTATTCATGGATGTCCTACGATAGGATATTCGTATGGAACTCGAGCAGATATTTGGCTCGAAAAGTACGGTTCTGGAACAACTGAAAACTTATCCCACTGCGCTATGTAGAAGAGCGCATAAATACACATTCTATGTTTCATGTATGGTTACCAGTATTATTTGTAATTCCTGTATATATTTTATTAGGCTTCATGTTTCAGTGCTTCTGTCTAACAGAAACCCCTATTTAGGGGAGTGATTGCACATCACACCAGTGGAAAACTTTGCGGGTGATAAGTCTATCCCAGCAATTTTAAAAATGACTTGCTTCTCAATGTAATTATATGATAAACTCGGAGAACACCGAGACAACAAATCAAAACACTCAATTTTCTGATGCCACCCCTCAGTGGCGTCATGAAATTGACAGTAGGCCGGACCCCACTTTTGGATTAGTGGAGTCTAATGTCGCAACATTACAACATTTTATGTCCCGTCCTGTAATGTTAGCTTCTTATACCTGGCCAGTTGGTTCAGAAATTTTCTTGAATTTCGACCCGTGGACTCTCTTTTTTCAGAACGCGCGGGTTCGAGAGAGAATTTCAAATTTTCACAATTTGCGTGCAAAATTGCATGTAAAGATTGTGATAAATGGGACAAGTTTCCATTTTGGAAGAGCAGTGGCCGCTTATAGACCTCTTCCTGGATTCGATGATTTTACAAAAGATAGATCATTAGTTCGAGAGGATTTGGTCGAATCATCTCAACGTCCCAAAATTTTCTTGAATCCCACAACAAGTCAGGGCGGAATTTTAGTTCTACCTTTTTGTTGGGCAGAGAATGCTTTGTCGATACCGTTAGCACAATGGCGAGAAATGGGCAATATGACAATTAGGTCATTATGGCCCCTGAAGCATGCCAATGGTGGCACAGATGGGTGTTCAATTACAGTGTTTGCGTGGGCGGAGGATGTTCACTTGTCCGTACCCACATCTACCGTTGCGCCACAATCGGGAGAGTACACTGGGATAGTATCTAAACCTATGGCAGCATTAGCAAAGGTGGCGGGCATGTTGCGTGCTGTACCATCCATTGCACCGTACGCTATGGCCACAGAGACAGCTGCCAAAGCAATTGGCTCGGTAGCACATGAGAATGGATATTCCCGCCCAGTGCAAGTTCAATCTACTGCGTTTATGGAGCCATTAGCTGTGGATAACTGCGCGAATACAGTTGGATTAGACACGTCCCAGAAATTATCTTTTGACCCGAAACAAGAAGTCACGATAGATCCCAGGACAATGGGATTAGGGGATGCTGACGAGATGAACATACGCTCACTGGCTTCCCGGGAATCCTGGCTCACGAATTTTCGGTGGGATATTTTTAATGTCAACAATCAATTGCTGTGGAATACTGAAGTTTCTCCCACTTTGTGGGCAACTAATGGTGCCGAGCTGCACATGCCAGCATGTTGCTTTACATCAATTCCCTTTCGGAGTTGGCGTGGAACTATGAAGTTTCGATTTCAAGTTATTAGCTCAGCTTATCACAAAGGCCGTTTGCGAATATCTTACGATCCACGAGCACAAGTAACGCCAGAGTTTAACACCAATTTTAATTATATCGTTGATATTTCGGATAAGACAGATTTTACAATCGAAGTTGGATGGGGCCAGACACGTCCAATGGTGGAACACCGGGAACCCGGTTTTGATGCATTACCTTATGGCACAACTCCATTGGCAGCTCCGGGATATAAAGCCAATGGAGTACTCTCTGTATATGTGTTGAATGAACTTACAACTCCAAACACAGTAGCGGACAATGATCTTATCGTTGCCGTATACGTGAGTGCGGGTGATGATTTCGAACTTTTTAATCCAGCATCAGGACTGTTGGATGATTACGTGTTCGCAGAACCCGGAGTTACGCCTCCGTCATTGCGTATAAATTCTGTACCTTCTCCTACTGGGGAAGATCCAGAAAAGCTGCTTCAAGAAATAGGGGACATAGAATCTTCTTTGGCTGAGGATATTATTGGGGATTCATTTGAAAAATTTGCTGAGAAGATGAAACCCCAGAGTGGCCCCCCATTAGATGATATTTTGCCCACACCAGATGGTGATATTCCTGAGCATCAGGATTCTACGGTGTGTCTGGCTGATTGCACACAGATGGATGCCATGGGCGCTGTATTTTATGGGGATCCAATTGTGTCGTTACGCCAAATATTGAAGCGATATGTTTTCCAAAATGCATTGTGCGGGTCAAACACAAATGCTTACCACAATTGGACAGTTCCAAATTACCCTGCGTACAGAGGTGAGTATCCGAATGGAT